AAATAACGTATAATCAAAGAAAGCTATGAATAAAGCAAGATATATGGCTCTTGCCGACTTCCAGACGCTATGGAGTAATAAGATAAAGCCAGCCCTGTCTTCGCAGATCGGTGCAAAGCAGGGTGCTATTGAGAACATGGCATCCCTCGGCTTTGCCTACGGTATCTGCGAGACAGAAACTGGTACGGCGGCAAAGACCGTCGCCATCAGCAACTTCATACTTCTTAACGGCTGTATCGTGAGCTTGCTGATGGCCAACAGGATGAACGAGAACAACCCGACGATGAACGTCAGCGGTACGGGAGACAAGCCCCTGTGGTATCATGGCGCCTCTATGCCTACGAACATCGTGAAGCCCAACACCACGCTCATCCTACAGTATGACGGAACACACTGGAACGTCATAGGGCTGGAGCATAGCAAAGCATCGTTCAATGCCTATGTAGACCTCGACCTGCCCAGTGGCCTGCTGTGGGCAACCAAGAACATCGACGTGACGCAGCAGGGCGGCTTTGCCAGCAGTGAGTTCCAATATGAGTGTAGCTTCTTCTCATGGGGCAATACCGACGGCCACAACCCGACGAGCATATCAAGTTTCGGTGACTACTCCTTCGGAACGGGAAACGACACGGAACCTTATGTGTCAAGTCCAGGTGCAGCCATCGAATACCCCGCATCGGCAGGACTGGCATACGACGCCGCCCGTGTGAACTGCGGTGCTCCGTGGCGATTGCCTACGACGGGAGAGTTTGCGGAGCTGTTCGCCAATATTGACTATATCGACGCCAACGGTGATGTCATATCGTCTGAGACCGCAGACAAGCGAGTGACAGTGAACGGTGTGCTTGGACTATACTGTCGGTCGAAGAATAATGGAGAGGTTATTTTCTTTCCTTGCTCCGGCTACGGCTATGGCGCGGGTTGGTACAGTCGCGGGTCGAGTGGCGACTACTGGTCGTCCTCGCTCAGCTCTCAGACGGATGGCCGTCACTTGAGCTTCAACGGTGGCGGTGTCAATCCGCAGAACAACAACAATCGGTTCTACGGCTTCGCGGTGCGGCCGGTTCAGCACTCAACTGTAATCATCCTTTTTCACTTAAACAACGACAGCACGGTATGACACTGACACGCGAAAGACTCCTTCGAGACCTCTATGTGGCCTTCTACGACGCAAGACGGCACAAGTCCGTGCGTAGCTACGTGCGGCACTGGGAAGATGGCCTGAAGGCAAATATGGACGTGCTTTGCGACGATTTGCTGACAAGGACGTATCGTCCCATGCCGTCGAAATGCTTTATCGTGGACTACCCGAAGAAACGGGAGATATTCGCTGCGATGTTCCGTGACAGGATAGTGCATCACCTATATTTCAACTACACCCACGAGCTGTTCGAGAGTACGTTTATAGCCGACTCGTATTCGTGTATCAAGGGACGTGGTACGCATTATGGCATCGGACGTGTGACGGATTTCTGCCGACGGGAATCAAGGAACTGGCAGCGCAAGACGTATGCTATGCACCTTGATATTCGCGGCTATTTCATGCACATAGACCGCAGTAGGCTGCTGGCGATAGCAAACGGTACACTGCGGAAGATAGCTACGCATCGTGCCCCTAACGGCAAGCTATGGAGGGACGAGCTGGATATGGATTTCCTCTGCTGGCTGACAGAACAGACCGTAATGCTCAATCCCGTGGAGAACTGTATCATTGCCGGCAGTGCGTCGGACTGGGAAGGGCTTGACCCTCAGAAGTCGATGCTGCACTTGAAGCCCGGCCTCGGTCTGCCGATAGGCAACCTGACATCACAGCTGTTCTCGAATGTTTATCTGAACGTATTCGACCAGTATATGAAGCGAACGTTACATTGTCGGTATTACGGTCGATATGTGGATGATGCCATCGTGGTAAGCAGCGATAAGCAGTGGCTCGTGTCGATAGTCCCGCAGATTCGGGAGGTCCTGTTGACGGAACTCGGGCTGGAGCTACACATGGGTAAGCTGTGGATGTCGGAGGTTCATCACGGTGTGGAGTTCCTTGGCGTGTTCGTCCGTCCGTGGCGTACCTACATGTCGCGGAAGGCTTTGGAGCGTGTAAAGAAGCGTGTGCGCGGACTGAAAGGGAAGCGCCCCTCACACGTACTACGGAGCGTAAACAGTTATCTCGGTATCTTCAGGCACACCAGGTCGTACCGAATCAGAAGGAGAATCTTCAATCGCTCAGAGTTCCTGCGACTCGGCGTGTTCGACGCAGGTATGAAGAAGCTAACAAGAAACAATAGTTATAAGTTTAATTAAAATTTTAAGCAAAATGGAAAAAATTTTCGGACTTACAAAAGACTACGGTCCCATGCGGAGTGATGCTACAAGGGTAGTCATCTGCTACGGCAGGGAAAGTGTTGACAACGAACACTCGACGTGGTACGAGGTCTATCTGCCGAAGAAGCAGAATACGCTCGTCGGTATCAATGAAGTAAAGGAGGCCATCATCGCCGACATCAACGCACAGACGGATGAGAAGATTCTCAGCGGCTTCGTATGGGACAACATCAGCGTATGGCTTAGTGCCGAGAACCAGCGTAACTTCTCGGAGGCACAGCGTATGGCGGAGAAGTACGGCAGCAGCGTCCTGCCGCTGACCTTCAAGCTCGGAGAGACAGGTGACGGGACTCCCGTGTATCACACCTTCGAGACCGTGGAGGAGCTTGACGGCTTCTACACGCAGGCGTTCAGTTATGTGAACCAGTGTCTGACGGAAGGGTGGCAGCGTAAGGATGCCATCGACTGGACTCCTTACGAGGCTCTGTTCCCGAATGCCGAACAGCCAGCTGAGTCATAGCGTTAGTACAAATTTTGTAAGATAAGAATGTGCGAAACGAACTTATGACGACACTGGTAATTATCTCTTTCCTCTTGTCAGTCCTCGGCGTAGGGTTGGCAACGTGGCAGCGCAAGGCTCTTCCAGACAGCGTCAGTGCCCTCGTCTACGACCTGCCTAAAGGTCGGCAATGGCTGTGGACGCTGTGGATGTGGCTGGGAGGCTTGACGGCAGGCATTCCCCTGCTGGAGGCAATGGAGTATAATCCGCTTCAGTTCATGGCGTTTATGATGACGGCGGCATTACTCTTTTGTGGCGCTATGCCTCTCGTCGCCAACAGGCGCAACATTCCTCATTATGTCACTGCGATGGCGGCGGGTGCGATGAGCCAGCTGTGTGTGTTGTCGTTGTGTGGTGCGTGGTGTTTTTATCCGTGGCTGCTGCTGGCGCTGCTTTTCTACGTGGCTTTATTTTCGAGTGACGTGCTGCAAGCAGAAAAGCTGTTTGACGGCCTCAGACGTTACGGCGTATTGGTCGCTGAAGCCGTCTGTGCGGCAATGTTGTATGTGTGCCTGCTGATTAAGTTGTAACTGATACGGAATGAAAAGTATGGAGAACACAATGGGAACGAAAGCAGTTGTCTGGGGCAGCATTGGCGCCGAACTGCTCAACGTGGTCTACGACCTGCGCTATATGGTGATATGCGCTCTCGCCCTGATACTGGCCGACCTGTGGTGGGGCTACAGCGAGAGCCGTCTGCGACGGCAGCACGCCCGCGAGATAGGCAACGCCACGCTCGAGGACAAGTTTAAATGGCACAAGAGCCGGGCTATACGCCGGTCTATGAACAAGCTGATAGATTATGTAAGCTATTTGGTTTTGGGTGCGCTGCTCGGCATGGGCATCACAGAGCCTATGGGTATCTGTAGTCACGTCTGGACAGCCGCACTCGGACTGGGAATCGGCGGCGGCTGCGAGGTGGCGAGCATCATCGGCCACGTGGCCTACGTCAAGCTGGGCGTAGAGGTGTCGCTGATTGATGCCTGGCGCGCCACGATGCGCTTCTTCGGAAGATTGCTGAAGTCGAAGAGTCAGGAGATTGGAGATGCCGTGGAACAGATAGGCCGCGAGAGCTACGACAAGGAAACAAATATGGAGGATTGAGAATGTTAAAAACGCAGGTCAGTAACAAAAAAACTACCAAAATATTTGGCAGTTTATAACTTTATTGTTACCTTTGCATCGTCAGAAATGACAAAGTGATCTAAAATGTATTGAGACATGAAGTACAACGAGTTGTACAAGAAGTTAAGGAAGGCAGGATGCTTCCAACTTCATCATGGTGCCAAACACGACCTCTGGCAAAATTCCAAAAACGGAATGAGAACGAGAATCGGGAGGCATGGAACGGAAGAAGTACCAATCGGTACTTTGAAGACTATCTATCAGGAACTCGGGCTTTAGGCCCGTGTTCCTCTTTTCCGTGAAGCTCGAGATACTTTGGCGATCACTTTCTAACAGAATATGAATATGGCAAAGAAAATACAAGTAATCGTAGAGACAGGCAAGGACATGTTCGCTTGCTTCATGGCGGGAGAGCATGACGGCTACACCGGCCTTCATGGCGACGGCAAGACTGCCCGTAAGGCCATCAGCGACTTTTGCCAATGCTACGAGGAAGAGAAGCGGTTCTGCCTGGATGAGGGCAAGGAGGCTCCGGAACTTGAATTTGAATTCGTCTTCGACATCGGGGCATTCTTCAGCTACTACCTTATCAATGTATCTGCCTTTGCTGAATATGCAGGTATGAATGCCTCGCTACTCAGGCAGTCCGCTTTCGGCCTGAAGTCCCCAACAAAGGCT